CATCACTCGAGACGCAGAGTGGTACATTAAGAAATAATCATGCCAGATCCCCGCACTGGGGTGGGTCCACATGAAATCGCTAATGTTTGAGAAATCATCAAGTGTCATACTCTCAATTGATTCCTCAATTGACTGCTGCTGTGCAATTCCTATGTCATACATCTTTTCCATCATCACCCTTGTTCTAGGGTGAATGGTCTCATGCATTTCATAAGCTTTGGCATCAACTGAGCTAGCCAACCACTCTCGGAAGGCCCAGTCTCTTAAATAGAGTGCTTCCTGTCCTTCAGTGAGGAATTTAATCCTCCGAGCGAATGTTGTGATGATGGGACATGCGGGATACTCGCAGAGTATTGAGAGAGCCTTTGCTCGAAGCAACCCTTGCATGTTCTTTTCACCGAACATAAGTTGAGAGTGACTATAGCTCGCTTTAAGCATTATCTCTCTCGGATCTGCGATATTTTGCAGTGCCATTTCATCAGCGCGTATCCCACAGAAGCTCGCCTCAGTGAAGGTTTCTACTTTCTTCAACTTGAGACGAAAACCCGCGTCGAGGTAGTCTTGGGCGGTAGGAATGATCCCTACATTCTGGAATAATCCGTCGTCTCCTTCAACCACTCCGATCCACTCTACATTGTTCAACTTCCAGTAGAAGTATTGAGCTAACATGAGATTGGTGAATCCATTACCTAGGGAGGTTATTAAATCACCAGACATTCGACGTCCTGGCAATTTCAACCGCATCCCATTTCTGGCTTTGATGATATGGTCTTGAGTTATGTATTGGCAGTATCTCAATGCCATATCAGGATCCGGGAACATGTGCTTGTATAATTGGCACTCACAGTTCCACATGAATTCAGAAGAGAAGTGCAGGGCAAATCTAGTGAAGTCTGTCACCACATACCCGATCCCAGCCAGATACACCTTCTCTTTTAAGGCCTGGGGGTATTCGTGTATAGCGGTGCCCTTCATGAAGTGCTGTCGCAATTCATGATAGACTCGTTTTTCGACGCTTTTAACCGTAGGACCAAACTCAAATTTGTCCGCGTCATCACATCCGCAGATGTCCCTCATCGGCTTAAAGTCATCAACATAACACTCCAATTTACCATGCAATTTCCAGTAATGCTCACGTCTATTGGTTCGATAATCCCGGTGAGCTTCTCTGAAATCATTTATCTCTCGTTCGGTCTTTGACAATGTCTTTGCGTATTCCTCATCAGACATTACCTCATCGCCTCTCAGCGGAGTGAGATGCCTTCTGATGTACATTCGTACAAAAGACCTAAACTCGGCCATGTTGAACAATGGCTCCTCGCGCTTACACTCTGGATCAAGCTTGATCGCCTCCAATTGCTCACGAAGACGTTTTTGCCTAATCGAATGTTTACTCGCTGGACGCACTGGCAGGGGCTCCGAGCACAACCGCTCTTTCACTCCCTGCACAAAAGTCGCCATGTGGTCTCTATCCGCCATGGGAGGGGCAAACGGCCCTACGTTCAGCAGTTGGCGCTGCTTGGCTTTCCTACCTCTATCTAGCCTATCACGATACCATATTCGAACAGCTGGATCCAGAGGAAAACCTTTTGAGGCTATCGGGACCTCACCTAGCCTATAACCCATAATAAATAAATGTCTAGGAATAATAGGAGGCCCCACGGCTAGTTTAAAGATAAAGCACTGTCCAATTGTCTCCTCTCGCGTTCATTGCGTATCATCAACAGACACGCGAACCGAATGCTATCATCGATTATCCTAGTAATGGAAGCACCAGGAACATTCAGTCCACCAAGATTGGAGCACATTTGGCGTGCGACGTTGCCATCCATCATAGCCTCAATTGAATGGTAACGGCGGAAAATTGAGTGCACAAAATCATTGCACACAAGGAGCTCAGTCACCCTGTCCTCAGGATCGTGGCCCCTAACCCTTCTAGTATAAGCTAAGATATCTTCCGCTAACTGGCGAACTCTATCACCAGTGATATTAACAGGCCTGAATCTACCCAATATCAGACCTAGCCCACCTAGCGCACCAGACACTGCCGACCTAGCCACGTCTGCAATCTTATTCTGGGCGTACTGGACAATTTGCCCTGGCAGTTCTTTTGCCATCCCGATGGCTTCACTGACTGCATTCTGAATTCGAAGTGGGTCCTGGTATTGAGGCACCACATTATAGCCACTACGTTTAGTACCATCACTAGTCCTCCATTGACGGACGCCATAAGGCCCATAGGTGGGAGAGAAAATGTGGTCATGTTTCCATCCAATCTCATCAGAGATCGCAATTCTAGCCAAATGCAATTCTCCGACGGAGGGGACTAGTCTCTCAAACATATCCATATTGTAATGGAAACGTATTCTAACATTTACCTCAGGTTCAAATTCCCAATCAGCATCTTCCTTGGCCTCCGATTCAGCCATCACAACAGCCCGAACCTCCTTAGCGTACTCCCGAGTATTGCAGTAAGCAATAATGTCCATCGCTTGGCGGCGCGGATCCCCCCCCATAATACCGGTTTTGGTGGTTGCCTTAGCCTTCTCAGCCAACGAAGAGATCGCAGTCGTTGCTGGTCTAACGATCAGTTCGCCAGTGGAATCAATGATGTCCGCCAGTTTGAAGAGATACCAATGTAGTCCTCCCTTGCGAACACGGCCACGCACAGTGAACCGGCTTAATCTAAGATCAGCCTCGATCAGAGGAACACGCATTATTGCTGCTTCACGGCTGTCTGTAGCACAGCTGACAATCCGTTCATCCATAAACGTCACTACCTGACAATCGATAATGTTGTCGAATAGAAGGGACAATGCATCATTCACACTAGCACCAATCCCTGCCATCATGGTTGACAGATGCAAGAGCAATGATTTAATCTCCCCTTCCCTGAAGCTTGAAATGGCTTCTCGGAATGACTCGTTTACGCTTGTGACATGTGGTACCAGCCATCGTTCAACATTCAGCCAGTCCCTGATTTCTGCCTCAAAATACTTGTCACGATCATCGAACCCGCCCCGGTGGGCAATGGGCAAGATCCGATCCAATTTTGCGGGCTTGGGAGCTTCCTTCTCCTTGTGTGCTACCCGCAAGGCATCCCTCTCACCAGCCAACTGTTGGACTGAATCGAGTAGAGATGCAACAATCAAGTTATTGCGCCCTGCCTGACGCGTACCTCGATTGGCTTTACCAGGTTTGCTCCTGTTTGCCCCAGTCGGGGACTTCTTCTTTTGCTTCACTTGAGGCCTTGGACTCTTCTCCTCAAACGCACACGGTTCAGCCGCCTGTCCGCGACCTCCCCGTCTTCCACTATCATTAATCAGTCCGGAGCGTGGGTCTCCGGTAGCTGATGGGCCGGCACGTCGGCCAACAGGTTTCGCGCCCTGCCTACTAATCGTATTATTTTTACTAATCATGATGTTTAACGTGCTGGACTCTAGCTGTCCGTGGAAGTGCATTACCTACATGCCCAACTATATGCAATTCATTGGGCATCATCAGAACATAACCAAGCGCTAGTGAGGAAGGCCGGCTTGTGGTCCACTATCATGAATAAAGCAAGGACAGTTGCTTGTTTCAGCTCACAAACACGACGGAGATACGATCTGCCGCCGCTTTTCATGCTACGCTTCAAAGAATCAGATGTGAACAGCCGGTTGTCTTCCCCCTCCGACACCCGGTTAATGCTCTGGATAACGCTGGCCCAGGAATTTTCATATCCTGGGCCAAACAAGACGACTATCATTTAGATTGCAGCAGAACCCTTCCTGGTTCTGTAAACGCGTTAAACACGTACACCCGCTATTTCAGTGTTCGAAAATC